CTATCGACATTACTGGCGTAACAATGCAAGGCGTTGAGATAGGTGAGATTATTGCACCTTATTGGTTAGGACGTATTGAAGAAGATTTAATGGAGATGTGCTAATGAATAAATTTCATTGCTAAGCGGTTTGCGTTTTGGTGGTGATGTGTAGAGTGGTATTGTTATTCCATCGAAATTCTTTTCAAATCCTACTGATAAAGTCCGCTCTGTAAAATCTTCGTTTTGACGTTCATACATCCAAGCTGCAGGCTCAACCATTACGAGCTTATCCTCGATATGCTCAGGTTGGGCGAGGAATTCTTTGGTTTCTTCGAGAAGGCTCATATTAGAACCTCGCCACATGCAATCTTTCATCCACTTCTTCAACAACTCTCTTTCTTTACTCATCACGATCACCTATGCTGTGTTGTTGCTCTGCCCATTTAACGCCTTCTTTAAATGGGTGTTTGCTATTTGCCGCCCATACAGCTTGCTCTGCTATTACTTCATCGCTCAAAGGCTCACGTTTTAAAAAATACTTTGTATCTTCAACACCTTTGCCGTACCACCATTTACCACTTAGAGGCTCTTGCTCAGGTTGGGCGAGTAGTTTATTTATATCAATACACAGCGCTGGACAAGAAACGCCTTTAAAATCGAACTCATCTAAGCATCTTCTTAGTAACTCCATCTCAACGCTCATAAAGTCACCGCAAAGCTAGGCACGCTCATTCTGGCAGGGCTACAGGTTTCGCAATATTTACGCATCCGAATAGTCGTAGTAAATATGCCGTTACATTTAGGACATTTCACTTTACGCACATTATTAAAACTAACGTGTCCGTTATATGTTTTCAAAACTGATACCCCTCATCTATTCGTGGCGGTGGTGTGCCAATAGCTTGTAAATATAAATCCAGCAACATTAACCCACGATTCCATTGCTCAATTGGCGCAATAGTTTCAGCCTTGATCGATGATAGCGTGACCGGCGGTATACCTGTGCTTTTACTGATCGCTTGTTGTGTAACGCCTGCCTCGTTAAGTTGGTGAATCATGGCAGGCCAGTCTATTGGTTTCATTAATCGCTCCTAGAAAGGTATGTCTTGGTTGTAAATCAGCGTGTCATGATCGCCGTAAAACGATCCGCACACATTGTCATGCTCAAGCAGTTTCATTTTCAACCAACCTAACAGTGAACTTTTTTACTGCTTCAGACATTCCAGAGTAAGCAGCTTCTGCTTTCGCTTTACGTTCTGCTGATAATCTATCAGTTGCATAAACCGAGGTTGAATAGCTTGGCCCTTTCTTGAAATTTATTTCTACATGAAATTTATTCATTAGCACATCTCCATTAAATCTTCTTCAATACGTCCTAACCAATAAGGTGCAATAATCTCACCTATCTCAACGCCTTGCATTGTTACGCCAGTAATGTCGATAGACTCATTGCAGCCGGGGTAAAACTGAGTCGCTTCTTCTCTTGGCTGATAGTCAAATTCGACATCAAACTCAAGGCCGTTTATGCTTACAATTTGTTGGCTCATTCTTCACCCCACATATCAACTAGGCTTTTATCAGACACTGACTGCCAAACATTAACATCGGCATTAGCTGGCAGACAGATTGCCAAGATGACAATGATTATTAAGCCAAGCAAACAGACTAAAGCAATCTTGCCCTGCTGAATTACTTTTTTCTCTTGCTCCAAGAATCTCTGTCTTGCCGCCTGGTCGTGCATGCGGTTTCTATTTTGGTAATTGTTTTTCATTTTAAATTCCTAGTATGTGAGTTAAAAGCAACCTCTTGTTTTTCGCCTTCAAAAAGCTCATTAACGGTATAGATTTGCCCGTCATTAATGACAAAGATGCCCGATTTTGTGACTTCCATTTTTACATATTGGTCACTCAAGAAAAGTTGACTTGATGCAAAGCCAAGCCCAAACAGTAAAGCTGCAATCATTGTTTTAGTCAATTTAGTCATTGTAAGTTCTCCGGTTAAGTTAATAAATAATCATTAGGACTATGCACTCTGAGTGCCAACCCCACAAAACATTGCCTGTGTGAGTGCATAGTTTAAATAATGCTGGATATGAATTTGCACATTACTTTTTAAAGCCGCGATGCTTTTAATCAATCTTGATGGCTGATTCTTGCAGTACCATCAAGACGACATTCATATTATTTCAAGCCCCAGCGTGGCCTATCTGTATCCTTACTTTTTAGTTCCCTTTTTCGGGAGAGGATTGCGGCTGACTGCTAATTAGTTATTTTTTAAACTTCTATCCAGCCAACGTGTTTAAACACATTGGTTTTTGTAACAGTACCGTCTGAGCTTACAGACTCTACTGATACACGTTCAGAAAAGGCATACAAAGGCTGTATGCCGTTTTGTATCAACACCTTTTCAAGGGTTGACATAAAGAAGGGTGCGCCTCCTATCATGGCGCGTTTTGCACCTGCATGCTTGCAGATGTTGGCAAGAAAGATTGCCCTTTCTTGCATTTGGCTAAAAGTTGGAATGCCGTCAAAAGTTAAAACAGCCTGTACAGCGGCTTTATTTTCTGGCTCTGAACATCCTTGTTCAGGTGTGGCGGTGTGTTGAGTCAAGTTGAGGATTGTTTGATCTTCAGCTACTTCACAAGATTCTGCTTCTTGAGTTAAAAAATCTCTAAATTTTAACTCTGGTTGCTCGTCATAACGAGCGTTAACTAGCTCGTAAATCTTGCCAGCATCACCCATTATGGGCTTATCTCTGTTTCCATGTACCATAGTTCCTTTGTGATCTTCCATGACCATTATGGTGGTGATCCAACCTGTATTGATAAATCTTCCTGCGAACATATCGCAGTCTTCAAAAGAATATGCTTCTGATTTTAATATTTTAATCTTCATGGTAAATCCTCCTTAAGCAGTTAAGCGAAATGCTTAACTTGGTACATAGTTTAATGATTATTTATTACCATGTCAACATCATAATATTAAAAATTAATATTTAATTGTTCTATTTGTTCTTTAGCATGTAAAAAGCCTTTAGCAACAATAACTTGATAACCAACACTTTTTAAATAAAATATGATTTCCTTCTGATCTTGGCTTAAAGCACCGCCTTTTATCCGCTTCATCTCTACCCAAACACGCCAGGATGGGATAAATAAATCCGGTATGCCTTTTACAGTTCCCTCAACTTTTAATGCTATGGCGGTTGATTTGCTTCTGCCCCCCCCATTTGGTATGGAATGAATTAATACGTCTGCATGCGTGCGCCTAAACCATTGCACGAATAAAGCTTGTTCATAATGCTCTGATGGTATTTTCTCAGTCATTCCAGCTCCTATCTAACACTCTAAAAAACTTCCCGTCTTTGCGGTACTCTATGGAAATTGGTAATGTTCCATGTTCTTGCATATAATCTGAAGTTGCAATTAATTCACCATTAGATGAGATATATAAATCAACAGGATTAAAAATGCTTTTAGATGCAATATCATTAAATAACCGTCTAGCTTTATCCCCTGCATAACCTTCATGCAAAACACATAGATACTCGGTTACTGGTTCATCGGATAACGCGCCATAATACGTCACAGCTAGCATTTCTTTACCTGACGTTTTAGATGTATGCTTACGCCAATTCCATGCCGTAACAGTCATTTCTCGTCCTTCAATACCCATAATATCGTCATTTCTGAGTGATAAGTCTGGCGCTTCTTTGGCAGGGAACTCAAAACCGCAAGCAGGGCACACCATAGCGGAAATATGAACCAGTTCTAAGCACTCATCACATACTTTAACAGGTGCTTCCCCGTCACCTTTCTCTTTCTTGTTTGGTGGTTTAACATTGGTTATCGGCCCATGTGCTTCCACTACACCGGCAAAGTCTAAGATTAAGCAATGATCTGTATGCGATTTGGGGCGCAAGCCACGCCCCGCCATTTGAACATATAAGCCTGGGGACATCGTAGGGCGCAACATGGCAATCAAATCAATATCTGGAAAATCAAAGCCAGTTGTTAAGATGTTTGCATTAGTCAACGCCTGTATCTTGCCGGCTTTAAAATCATTAATAATCCTATCGCGTTCTTTTTTTGGTGTCTCACCTGTAACGCAATCGGCTACAATCCCATGTTCTATTAAAACATCTTTGATGTGTTGGGCATGCTGAACGCCAGCGCAAAAGAATAGCCATGCTTTTCTATCACCTGCCCATCCAATAACACTCTTTACAATTTCATGGTTTTTATCATCATTATCAACAGCCGCTTGAAGTTCTGACTCGATGAACTCACCGCCTCTTTTATGAACGCCAGACGTATCAAGTTTGATTGATGTCAGCTTTGACTTGAGCGTTGCCAAATAACCTTTATAAATTAGTTCTTCAATGCCTACGGGTTCAATTAATGCGTCAAAAATAGCCGGTTTATCCGTTATGTAGCCATGATTTAAACGAAAAGGCGTAGCGGTTAAACCAATTACCCTTAGCATTGGATTAATAGCAATCAACTCAGCCAATAGTGTTCTATAGCCTCCTTCGTCTTTGTGGCCGACTAAATGACATTCATCAATAATGATTAAGTCTATATGGCCGAGCTGTGCGGATTTATTTCTAATAGATTGAATACCAGCAAACGTAATAGGCTCACCAAGCTGTTTCTTATTTAAACTTGCTGAATAAATTCCCATTGGCGCACCTGGCCAATGTTGGCGCATTTTCTCAGCATTTTGTTGGATTAATTCTTTGACATGCGTCAACATTAATATCTGAGTTTCCGGCCACGATTGAAGCGCATCCTTGCAAAGCGCAGCAACAATATGGCTCTTTCCGGATCCCGTTGGCAACACTAGACATGGATTGCCTGAGTCATTCTTTTTAAACCAAGTATATAAATCATCGATGGCTCTTTGTTGGTATTCTCTTAACATGGAATTATCCTTGCGCCAAAACTATCGCGTAAAAGCTCAATGGTGTTATCTGGATGAGCGCATGCTAATGGATTAGACAATATTTCTTTGCTTGAGTAGACAAAAGCATCAGGGCTTCCATTTCTTACCGGCACACCATCAATCTCATAAATTCCTTCCCATTCATTAGGTGATGAAAATCTTTTATAAGGCACTAATTCTGGATGCAAAACATGATCTTCACAGCCTTTTAATTGAAAATCATAAGGAATATTCTCCGCGTTATGGCGTTCACATTTCCAAGCGCTATCAGCTAAAGCCGTTGAATGGGCGCATGTCCGACAGTTCACTTCTTTAGTCGTTTTATTTTTAAAACAAAACGAATGAGCTGGGCAATATTTACATTCATACCAAGACGCATCCTGGCTTAATGGCGCTGGCATAGTGTCAGATAAAGCAATGTATTTTCCTCTTTCAATTAATGCCTGAGCTTTATCTTTATCAAGTTCAATTTCTTCTGTGTAAATGCGGTCGTCATTCTTACAAACAGCATAATACAAAGCCTTATCTAATTTAGATCCCAACATATAAACTTGCATTTGAGCCAAGTGCATCGGCTTAGATTTTTTAACGCCATTCTTTACTAAATCATCAAATGATTTTAAAGCATGGGTTTTTATCTCAAGAATGGCGTTGTTTAAGATGCCATCAATTGAGCCAGATACATGAGAGCCAAAGCTGACACGGCTTTGATTGGTTGATGTGTTACTGACATCAATCCCAATGGCTCTTAAATCTTGAATAACGGTCTGTTCCTCAAGTTGTCCGCGTCTGAATAGCCTTAAAATACGCCCGTCAAACTTCTCGATAACTGCCCAACGAAAAGACAGCCACAGCCATCTATCACAGGAATGGCCGAGCATACTACAGCCTAAATGCGGACGGGGTGCTTCCTGTCTGTCTTGGTGGGCTTGGTTTATTTTTTCTTGTAGTGTCATAAATATCCTAAATTAAAAGCACATCCTTGTGCCAGGTTAATTATTTAGTTGCCCAAGGTGGTGATTTTTCAGTTACTGCTGCTTTAGGCATAACAGGAATACCGCCAGATAATGCCTTATAACTGGTTATGTCGTTAGAATCCCCATACTGCTCAGATTTTCTAATTTTCAACTTAATGGATAACATGCCTCCGATTAGTTGGTCAGTATCAGACACAGAAGCCAAGCCTATAGCACGCATTAAATCACCCAATTGTTGACGGCCAATTTCTTCCGCTTTTGGGCTAGGGTTGCGAATGTTTAAGTTACCAAACACAACACGGCCTTGATGCGTTGGCCCCATGATTGAATATTGTATTGAGATATATTGACCGTTACCGGCTTTGGTTGTTTTTAATTCAGCACCGGTAATGTTCGATTCATACCAACCTTCTGGCAATGGCGTAAATTCGCCTGTGTTTTGTGATTCTGGCAAGTCGTTTACGTTAAATGTTGTTTCTAAAAAAGCCATGATTATTCCTTTGTTATTTTAAAAGTTGCTCTAGCAGGTTTGGCTGTAATAGCCTCTGCTAGAATATCGGTAATTTCTTTTGATGTTGTTTTCCAAGCCTTTGCATTAATGCTTGGTGTCCATCTGAATAAAGTAGATAGATGTTCCGACAACCCATATTCTGAGGCTATTTCCTGAGCCAGCTCGCCATCAACGGTGCGAGTAATACGTCCGGTTATTTTGATAACATAATCATCTGGCGTTTCAGTGACTACGCCTTCAAGATTGTCAGGCAAATGAATCAACGCCAGTATTTGATCCTCAAGATCTCGTCTTGTGTTAATTGCAATTTGCTCATATTTCTTACATTCGAGCCATTTTTCTGATAATTCTTTTAAGCTAGGCATTTGATTATTTCCCCTAAGTCTGGCGCTTCCCATGATTGAAGCTTTCCGGATCTGTCTTTTGCTGTCCATAAGCCGTCCGAGTCGCACATCAAAGCGCGTTGTGCTATGCCGTCGGCATCTTTTTCAACTCTTAAAGCTAACACCAAGTCAAAGAAGTAAGGCAATTGCTGGCCTAATTTAGCGCCTGGCATGGATGGGGCGTATAACAGACGGCCAGATTCATCGGCTGTTTTCTCAACCTTGGCGGTCATTAAGACGTTCTTGCCGGGTAAGTCACGGAACGCTCTAATAAGCGCTGTCATTTGTGCGGCCATTTCACCATAAGCCGCTCGGCCATCTTTGTTAATCGATTTTTCATGGATTAACACGACTTCACCGATTTCCGATAAACTATCTAAGATGACAGATTCAAAAACCTGTCCTTCTGGGGAAGTGAGCCAAGAGTAGGCTTCCTTTAAGTCTTCCATACTGGAGACTTCTATATAAGGAATATTACTTTCCTTAATAGAAAGCAGGCCGCCCTCTGCCGAGATTATGACGGGTTTTGGCATGGTAGTGGCCAAGGTGGTTTTGCCTGCACCGGCATGGCCGTACACAAGGATTTTTATACCGTTTGTGTGTACATCGGACGTGTTTTTAAGCTTAATAGCCATTTTTAATGCTCCTGTTTATGAACTGGTCGGTGGATCCGGTTAGTTCTTGTGGTAAATGATAACATTAAAATATTATATGTCAACAATTAAATGTATGTTATGATGCTTCAAACATAACAAACAAGGAAGAAATAACCATGCTCACACTAGAACAAATCAGATCTCTATTAAAAGATAGGCGCGTTTCAATCATTGCTAAAGAAACCGGTATTCATTTTAATACCATAAGAGATATAAGAGACAATGAGAAGGCTAACCCCACTTATCGGGTTATTACTAAACTAAGCGAGTATTTCAATGGCTGACTTGATTAATATATTCGGGGGGAGCTTTACAGCTACCAAGGAAAAAACCTTAGAGCCTCCTGAGAAACAACTAAGGGAGGCGATTATTGATGCCGGTCTTGAGCCGCCAGACTCCATTTATATGGATGGTAATATTCATCGTTTTAAAACCGGCTCAAAAGGTTCGGGTGGAGCGGGTGACAAGACCGGTTGGTATGTGGCTTATAATGATTCTATCCCGGCAGGACGTTTCGGGGATTGGCGCTCAGGGATAGAAGTCACTTTTCGTGCGGATGTCGGGCGAAAGTTTACACCGGCTGAGGAAATGGCGCATACAAGACGCATGTCAGAAGCCAAAATTAAGCGCGATGAGGAGTTAAAGAAGCAGCGTGAGATAGTCAGTAACACGGTTGAAAAGATCTGGCAGGATTGCACAGCCGCACATCCTGACCACCCTTATTTAAAAAGAAAAGGCATTAATGTTCATGGTGCAAGGGTAACGGGCGATGGGCGCTTGGTTATTCCGTTATTTAATAAAGATAATACTTTATCCACCATTCAATATATCGCCAACGATGGCTCTAAGCTTTATCACAAGGGTGGAGCAACAGGGGGTAAGTATTGGACATTGGGCAATATTGAAAACCCAAAGATTATTTATGTCGCAGAAGGTTTTGCTACAGCGGCCACCATTAACGAAGCCACCGGATCAAATTGTATTGTGGCTTACTCGGCTTCTAATTTAGTGCCAGTCGTTGAATCATTACGAGAGGAGTTTGGCTCTCAGCAAGAGATTGTTATTATTGCCGATAATGATAATAGTGGTATTGGCCAAAAGTATGCTGACCAGGCTTCGGCCAAGTTTGGCGGTCGGGTGGTTGTTATGCCAATTGAAGGTGATGCAAATGATTATGTGCAAGCAGGTCATGATTTATTGGCCCTACTCAATCCACCAACTGATAACTGGTTAATCCAAGCAGATGAGTTTAGCCAACAGCCTGCGCCAATAAGGTGGTTAATCAAAGGATGGGTACAAGAAAGATCTTTAATGATGATTCACGGGCCGAGCGGAGGCGGTAAGACTTTTGCCGTCTTAGATATGTGCTTAACTATTGCTTCGGGCATGGATCTTTGGGCAAATCTTAAAGTTAAGACCGGCACAGTCGTTTATTTGTGCGGTGAAGGCCATCATGGGGTTAGATCACGCATAGCCGCATGGAAGCATAAAAAAAGCATTAGCCGGTTAAATATGTATATCAGCCGTGATGGGTTGGATTTGAACACACCGGCCGGTTATCAAAGAACTGTTGACAATTTGAGGAAATTACAGGAAAAGCCAAAGGTTATTGTTGTTGATACCTTGCACCGTTTTCTCCAAGGTGATGAGAACAGCGCACAAGATACCAAAACCATGCTTGATGCGTGTGCCGCTTTAATCGCTGAGTTTGATTGCGCGGTTATTTTAGTACACCATACAGGTGTGTCAAATGAAGCTCAACATAGAGCGCGAGGATCATCTGCTTGGCGCGGTGCTTTAGATATTGAAATAAGCGTTATTCCATCCACCGATGGAAAGCCCATGCAGTTAGTGCAAAGAAAGTCAAAAGATGCTGAGCTATCTAAGGACATTTTTTGCGAGTTGGAGAGCGTTATCATACCCAACTGGTTTGACGAGGATGACGAGCCTGTTTCGTCGGCTGTGTTGGCTATATTAGAGGAACAAGACTATCAGCCCGTCAAAAAAGAATCTAAACTGGATGGCTTTAGAAAAGTATGGGAGTCTGCTTGGTGGGAGGGTGGTGCTGAAATTAGAGAAGAAAAGCCTTATTTAAGCCGCTCTGCATTAAAAGAAAAATTAAGCGTTGGTGGTAAGATAAAAGAACGCACAGTATTAAATAAAATTAATCCATCAAGAGATGGCGATTTGATTTGTAGTTTACTAAATGGGGAAATTATTCAGGCTTATGAGCATGGCTGGATAATGATAGATTTAGTTCAAGCAAGTGCTTTATTAATGCGTAAAAATGGTTAACCCTCATAACCCTATTTAACCCTTAAGGGTTTTTTAGGGTGAGGGTTAAAAAGTGACAAAAACACCCTTTTTCCAACCCTATTTAACCCTCCTTCCTTAAGAAGGAGGGTTAGAGGGTTGGATTGGGATGTGGGAAATTTTAGGGTTTGTTTTTTAGTTATAAATTTTAAATAGTGGTATAATTATTTCGTGCCTAGGTAATCGAAACCGAATCCCCTTAAGCAAGGTTGGCACATAACTTTTTGCTTAATAATTCTATGCTAAAGGAATTTTCAAAATGATTACTCAAAAAAGATTACAAGAAGTTTTATTTTATAATCCTGAAACTGGTGTTTTTATTAACACAAAAAATCGAAGCAATGCAAAAGCTGGCGATATTGCAGGTTATAAACGAACTGACGGATTTATAATTATTCGAATTGATGGAATAAAATATTCAGCGCATCGTTTAGCATGGCTATATGTTTATGGTGAATTTCCAGAAAATTTTTTAAATCATATTAATGAAATAAAAGATGACAATCGACTTTGCAATCTTAATTTGACTACAAATCAACAAAATCAACACAGCCTAACTAATCCACAAACAAATAATACTTCTGGGTTTAGGGGTGTTTCTTGGGTTAAGCCGTCTAAAAAATGGATAGCAATAATAAAAATAAATGGTAAAAAGAAATATCTTGGTTTATTTATTACTGCTGAACTTGCTTATGAAGCATATTTGAAAGCCAAAAAAGAACTGCATCAGATTGTGTTATAATTTTCTACACGGTGTAGGAACCGTTAAATCAAAAATTAAACAAAGCTGTTTTTCGCAAGTCTGTGGCAAATTTTTGAGCCATTCCTACCAGACTTCCGAGAACAGCTTTTTTTATGCGAGCAAGAAAATGGGGAAACAATGAAAAACTATTATCAAAAAAGAACAGTCCAAGAAAGGCATTAACAGGACAATCGCCATAAAATAATTTATCACCACC